CTTTCCAATTTTATTAAATCTTTCATAGTTCCCTTACTTTCAACCTCAAACATTGGAAATACTTTGGAGTGTCTACCTTCTATGGGTGTTTTCTCATCTCTATATGATGTTGTAATACAAAATATACCAGGTAATTCAGGATTTTGTAATAAAACTTCCTCTAAGACCATTTGACCTGTCTGAATCATTGGCCACTCTTGACCATCAAATTTATATTTAACAATGGAATGCGGATTTTCACATGCCGCCAAGATAGATAATCTTGATTGTGTTGGGACTTCAATAAATCCTCTTTCTAAGAAGAAACTTCTCATCTTCTGTACTAACTCGTTGTAGATTTTTGTGTTTTTCATTTTTTGTTTTTTTTGTTTTATGTTTATTTATTTGTTATTGTAATGGCAAAAAAAATCCCATCAATAAATGATGGGATGATTGTTAGATTTAAAATCTAATATATTGGTTTCATAGTTATTCGCTCGGTGGTTTTTTAACATTAAAAATAAATATACCACAAACTTTGAAAGTGTAAATAAAATTAATTATATTTGTAATCCACCACAAACACTAAATTAAAAACACACAGATAATAAAATGAAAAAAACAATCATCTTTGTAACATCGGTAGTGATGTTCACTAGTTGCGTAACAAACACAACAGATACTACAATAAAAACAACAAACACAGATACAACCTCAGTCGTACTTGAGTCGGCGGATGTAACCGACTCTACAATCACAACCACCTATACAGTTACAGCGTCAGAAACAAAGTAACCTTTAATATCAATATATTAAACAAAAATAAACCGTAAAAATTAAAAATATGAAGTATCTATTTCCAATATTATTTATCGGATTCATGGTGGTAATCATTGTAACCCCAAAACCAGAATTCAAAACCACTCAAAAAACCTGTACCATTGATTCAGTAGAGTATCATGGAATGGGTCATGACAATATATCACAAATTGGCCCCTATTGGAAAATACATTTGAAAGAACTAAACATGTGGTCAAGAACTCACTTTAACTATACCAAAGGTGACTCCATTGATATTTATGTTAAACAACTTAAGAAATGAAAAAAGTATTGTTATTGGTCTTATTGACTAGCTTATTGTCATCGTGTCTAATCGTTCGTGTACCTCGTAGAAGTCATTGTGGGTCACCAAAGTATAAACATCATCATAGAGGTCATTGTGGATTACCACAATACAAATCAAAGTATAGTCATCATCATAGATAATTATTTCAACTCGCCTATAATAACTTTGGGATTAACCCCCATTGCGGCTGCGGTACATAACCTTGTATTACCAGCAACCAAGTGATATCGGTTTCCAAACTTCAAAATGAGTGGTGGTCTATAATCCCCACTCATTATTGCATCCTTTAATTTCAAAGGTGAGCTTTTGTGATATTTTTTGGCAAGTTTAACAACTTTACTCATGTCACCTTTTTCTATTTCATTAGATTCTGTGTTCTCTAACTTTTTCCAAATCTTATCATCAAGTTTGGTTTCTTTGGATTTCTTGAAAACATTCAGAATTTCTTTAACAGATGTTTCATATTTGTCATCGCGACTTAAATCCTGAGCCGCTCTTTCAATCTCATCCATTTCATCTTGGAAGTATTCTTTTTTTTCTTCACCCTCAAGTGATTCAAACATAATCCCTTTGATTCTATTAATCTCTTCTGTAAGTTTCATATTCACCTATTAAATAATGTGTGTTGAATAGAATAACTCATCGCTAACAACCACAATATGGTCAATCCTGTGATGAATATTACTGTTCCTATTTGCTTTGCAATTTTATTTATTTTCGCCATATAATAATTTTGAATAGTTTGGAAATTCATTTTCAAATTTTTTAATAAAAACCCCTGATAAAATATTACACATATTCTCTTCAGGACCACCTATATCTTGTATTTTTTTCTTATCACTTACACCCATTTTCTGATGTTGATATTCGTGAACCCACTCATGTCCCAAAGTTCTTAAAATATCAATCAACAATCTGTTACCCGCCAAGACATACATCTTACCATGAGGGAACCTAACACCTGTTGTCATCTTCACACTCCTATCATAAACAAAGTTGATATTAACATCATTACTCAAAGGTAATTCTTTTTGTAAAAATGCCGTGAACTTTTTTATAACCTCAACTTGTTCAGGTGTTATTGATTGATCTGTTTCAAGAACGGATGATGGTGTTGCGCCTTCGCCGTAGAATTGTGCAAGGAAACGATCCATTGCTAAACCCATGCCAACTGTGTTGCGCATAGTTTCCAACGGGCTGATGCCACGCAACTGATTCGGCAAGATAGCCCAATAGATAGCACGAACATCTTTGCTGGAGTATTGAACTTTGCCTAGATCATAAATCATTTCACCTGTATCTGTGGTCACAATTCCTTTGACAGAGTGGGGGTGAATATTGCGCATTTCAACGGGAAGTCCGTCTGCACCTCTTGGTGCGTAGATGTAGGCAGTACCATGTAATGCAAGAGTGAGCATTGTTTGATGCACGAACTCAAACATATTTTGGTGGTCGTTTGGTTGTTCAAAGACTGATGGTGTTGGTAGTCGTTCAATTCTGTTTGCTCTCTTACGCACCAGTTCTACTGGCATTGATGCAACGGAATCAGCAAGGATAGTCACAGATGAAAGAACTGCGCTCTGTGCAAGAGCAGTAATTTCTGTTACTACTTCACCTGACCAGTTGTTAAAAAATGGGCGTGCAGTTATCTGATACGGGTCAATGCTTGTAGGCAAAGCACGCTGCTCAGTCCGTTTCCATAAACTCATGCCGCTAAGCCTCCACCAATAATCATCAGAACGCCTGCAACAATAACACCTAACGCAACATTAAATGAGCCGACACCGACAGCAATACAAATGCCGCCAACAATTTCTATCACAGTGGTTGCTATTGCTTTCTTGTTCATGACCAAATATCCAATACTGTTGCGGCTGTGGGTGTGACAGGTTTTGTTGTTGCACGATCTAACGCTATAACCATAGCAATACAGGCATCAATCTTGCGTTTTGATTTGCCTTTAGATAAACGCCAACCTGTGTCAGTCATTCGTTGTGCAGCAGATAGCACTTGGTCGGTGAATGTTGGTGAGCCATCATGGGCAACCTTTCGGTTCACAATCATTTCGTAGGCGTTACCACAAGCAGGAATCATGCGTGCGCCAGACTGAGGAAACTCCACCATTGGTAGCCCGTCATCAGATAAGGCTTCTGCGCTTCGTTGAAAATAGGCAGGGTCAAAGGCAAACTCCTGCACCTGATACTGGTTGTGCAGTTCACGCAAATAATGTTCCACTGCGACAACATCAACTCCTTCTAGTTCGGGCTGCCAAATCTTTGACCGCACAACAACCCGATCTGCTTGCGGCTGGGCAACACAAACAGCAATGGTGTCATGTTTCAATGCCATATCAATCCCAACCCACACAGGCAGATCAGGATCAAACTGCAAATCAGAAACACATTGTTCCCATGCGCCAACAGGCAACCAAGATTCTTGTGAGCGCACCCACTGGTTCAGCCGCCAACGGCGCATCCCCATCTCAGAGGTTTGTTTAACGGCAACAGCCAAATCCTCTGGATCAAGTAAACCTTCTGCCAAGTTCGGATTAGAAATCATCCACGCCTTACGATCATCAACTTTGCAATCCTCAGGTGCTTCCCACCACCAGAAACCAAACTGATCATCATCAACTTCACCTGAAGCAACTTGTTTGCCGTACTGATACAACTTCCCTGCCAAAGAATCCAAGTCATAACCTGCAGTAGTGATGCTCACTGCTAACGGTTCTATTCGTGCGCCTGATCCTAAAGTCATTTGATCGTAGAGATCGCTGTTGTTCTGTCCCCACAATTCATCAAATAAAACTAGTGAAGGGTTCAATCCTGCTTGACCCTTAAAATCTGATGACAGCACACGGAATACTGATCCGAATCGTGGCATCTCAATAGCATCCCTATACACCTTTGATTCGGCAGCCAACAACGGACTGTTCACTATCTGCTGTTTCGCTTCATTGAAAATGATTCGTGCTTGCTGTCTGTCATTCGCTACCGCATAAACTTCCGAACCTGATTCACCAGCAATCATTCCGTACACACCAACAGCAGACATCATCAAACTCTTGCCTTGCTTGCGTGGCAAACCTATAAGAGCACGCCGATAACGCAACCTGCCTGTTACATCATTGCGCTCATACAAACAGCGCAACAACCACTTCTGCCAGTTAGTGAACATCAACGGTTCACCTGAACGGAAACCCTTTAGAACATTAAAATAGTTTTCAGCAAACGAAATGATCTCATCGCCATCTGTGCTGATGTTCTTTCTTGGCGTATAGAACGCAGGTTTCCATTTAGCGTTGGGCAGAACGCTTTTCGGCAATGCGTTTGTGGAGATCGCTGAACTCATGCTTTGTAACTTCTCCCGTTCCTAACATCCCTCGCTCTGACGGTGTGAATCCTATCTGACCCAAAAGCGTAATGATCTGGCGATCAACTTCACGCAGCGCACGCCTCTCACGCCACAACGATTGATCAGCCTGCAACATAATGCGCAGCCGTGTTCGTTCCTCGGTTGCCTCACACAACATCAACACCAACTCTGTATCCAT